CGAGTGGGTCGACTCGCTCGGCTGTGCGTCGACCTGGCAGACCATCGACACCGACGCCGAGCTCCGCGCTGGCCGGTGCGTGTCGGTCGGCTACGTGACGCACGAGACCGAGGAGTCGCTCGTGATCGTTCCGCACTTGGCGTTCGCGCCGAGCGAGAGCGACGCGGGATGCGGCGACATGGCGATCCCGAAGGCCGCGATCCTCCAGCGGCACGGGCTGGTCTTGGCCGGGGGCGAGGTCGGCCCCTGAGCCCGTGGCTCGCTCTAGCGTCTCGAAGACCGCCGCCGAGTGGTTCGCCCCGTTCGCCCGGCATCGCATGTTCCGGGTCACGGAGGGCCGATTCTCGACGCACGCGGCCACCGACTACGGCCACGTGCCCTGCCGCGTCCTAGCGACCTGGCGTGGCCGCGGCTGGATCGTCCTGGTAGCCTCGCGGCGAAATCCGGCCACCGGCGTCACCGTCGCGACTTTCCGAACGACGGGCCGGGGCCCTGCCCCCGAAGAGGATTGATCCCATGCACGACGAGAACACCCCGCAGACCGAAGCCGCACCCGAGACCACCGACCAGCCCCCCGTGTCCGTCTTCACCCCGGACGGCCAGGAGTTCCACGACCTCGACCGCTCGCAGAAGGAGGCGATCGTCGACGTCCTGACCACGCGCGGCATCGCGCACCGCTGGCAGGTCTCGGGCGACCGGGAGCTCATCGTGCTCGTGACCGACGAAGAGGGCAACGGGATCACGGCGAAGCCGGGCGACTGGCTCCACGTGCTCCCGAACGCCGTCGCGTTCGTCGACGGCCCGCCGGCCGAGGCCCCGGCCGACGAGCCCGGCCCGGACGACGACGCGGCGACTGAGGCCCGCCTGTTGGCCAAGGTCGAGGAGCTCGAGGAGCTCGTCGAGAAGCTCAAGGCGCAGACCGAGAACGACGGCGCGCTGACCGCGTCCGAGGCCCTGTGCGGGTTCGTCGGCTGGCTCACGACGCGCGAGACGCCGGCGCACTTCTCCGCGCGCCACAACTCGGCGATCGCGGCCGAGCTCCTCGAGCGGTACTGCGCCGCGCAGAACCTCCCCGAGCCGCGCGACGGCTACGCGGAGCTCCTCCAGTCCGTCCCCGAAGAGGAGCCGACGTCGTGAAGAACGGCGCGATCTTCCTCGGCCTGGCGGCGCTCACCGGGGCCGCGGTCTTCATGGGCCCGACCCCGGAGCGCGTCGACGAGGCGCTCGAGGTCGAGCCCGACCCGCGCGGCTCGGTGCACATCATCATCGACGACGTAACCGAGGACGGCGTGCTCCTGGCGCGCATCCCCGAGCACGGCGAGTCGACCGAGGGCCTCCAGCCGATGCTTCGGCTCCGATCGCGCGACGGCTACGCGGAGCACGGCTACATGCAGGGCCCGTGGTCGATCGTCGAGGGCTCGCACGGCAAGACCGTCCTCCAGACCTGGACGGTCGACATGGGCGGCGGCCGGACGATGCGCATGGACCTGCAGGGCATCGGGACGCGCAAGCCCCTCCCGTCGGAGCATTGAGCGGCCGCGAGCTCGAACCCTGCCCCTCCTGCGGGGGCCCGCTGACGGAGGACGTCGACGTCGACCGGGACTTCCTGGTCGCGTCGGTGTCCTGCCCCTGCGGCTTCGCGGCCTCGCGCCTGGTCCCCGACGAAGAGGTCGACCCGGACCTGTTCCTGGCGGGGCCGCACGTTCGCGCGTAGGATCCGGCCGGCGCGTCGGTCCTGTTCGCGGGGTCGCACCGGGACCCGGAGCCCGAAGACGCACCCGCGCGGACCTGGAGAGGGGCGTGCGGTTCGCGACGCCGGCCGACACCCTGGCAGGACGGCGGCCGGCACCGGCGCGCCACCTTCCTGCCATGCGAGACGCACCGACCACCCCGACACCCGAAGAGCAGGCCGAGTTCGACGCCCGGCTCCAGGAGTCGGCCGCGGCCGAGGCCACGAAGGCGCTCGAGCCGCGCCACGTGGACGGGAAGCTGGTCGCCTGGGCGCCGCAGCCCGGCAGCCAGGAGGAGTTCCTGTCGTGCCCGCTGTTCGAGTGCCTGTACCACGGCACGCGCGGACCGGGGAAGACCGACGCGCTCCTCATGGCGTTCGCGCAGTTCGTCGGCATCGGCTACGGCGAGGCCTGGCGCGGCGTGATCTTCCGCGAGACCTACCCCCAACTGGCCGACGTCGTCGCGAAGAGCGAGCGCTGGTTCCGGCAGATTTTCCCGGGCGCCAAGTTCAACCGGCAACGGATGGCGTGGGAGTTCGAGAGCGGCGAGGTGCTCTTCTTCCGGCACATGCGGACGCCCGAGGCCTACTGGAATTACCATGGCCACGAGTACCCGTTCATCGGTTGGGAGGAGCTCACCAACTGGGCCGACGACCGTTGCTACACGGTCATGTTCTCCTGCTGTCGCTCGTCGCAACTGCCGGCCGACGCGCCGCGCATGGTCCGCGCGACGACGAACCCGTACGGCGTCGGGCACAACTGGGTCAAGGACCGCTTCCGCCTGACCGGCAAGTGGTGGGAGACGCAGGTCGTCCTCGACTCGGTCGACCTCAACGGCAACCCCGAACCGCCGCGCGCCGCGATCCACGGGCACCTCTCGGAGAACAAGATCCTCCTCGCGACCGAGCCCAACTACGCGCAGACCATCGCGGCCTCCGCGTCCAACAAGGCCATGGCGGCCGCGTGGCTCAACGGCTCCTGGTCGATCGTCGCCGGCGGCATGTTCGGCGACGTCTGGAGCTCGAAGGCGAACGACCTGCCGCGGTTCGTCGTGCCCGACACCTGGCGCATCGATCGCGCGTTCGACTGGGGGAGCTCGCGGCCGTTCTCGGTCGGATGGTACGCGGAGAGCGACGGCTCGGATCTCCTGTTGAGCGACGGCCGCGTGATCTCGACGGTGCGCGGCGACGTCTTCCGGATCGGGGAATGGTACGGCTGGACGGGCCGCGCGAACGAGGGCCTCCGGATGCTCGCCGTCGACGTCGCCTCGGGGATCGTCGAGCGCGAGCTCCTGCGCGGCTGGCGCCAGCACGGCTCGCAGTCGATCCGCGTGCGGCCGGGGCCGGCCGACTCGTCGATCTTCACGATCGAGAACGGCCGCAGCATCGCGCTCGACATGGAGAAGCCGGTCCGGCTCGAGTCGGTCGTGCACAAGGGCGTGACCTGGACGCACGCCGACAAGCGGCCCGGCAGTCGCAAGGCCGGCTGGGAGCAACTGCGGGCCATGATCCGCGCCGCGCGACCGACGGAGCCCGGCCTGCCGCGGGAGTCGCCCGGCCTGTTCGTGGTCGGCGAGGAATGCCCGCAGTTCCTCCGGACCGTCCTGTCCCTGCCCCGGGACGAGCGGGACCTGGACGACGTCGACACGGACGCCGAGGACCACGTGGGGGACGAGGTCCGCTACCGGATCCGGTCCGTGGGGGCCCGTGCGCGGTCCTCCAGGACCCGCGGTGGCGTCTACTAGCAACGTTCGGTAGCCTCCCGGGCATGGAGTCCACGCCCCGATCCGACGAGCTCTACGCGGCCGCCTCGGCCTTCTTCGGCCTCGCGCGCATGGCGCGGCGAGCTCGCGGGCGCAAGCCGGCCGGCCGGCTCGGCCTCGGCAACACGGACGACCTCCTGTTTCCGATCCACCCCGCCGCCCTGCGCGAACACGGCATCCCGGCCGTGGTCTGACCATGTCCAGCGTCGACACCCGCCACCCGCTCTTCACCGAGCACCTGCCCGACTGGGAGCAACTCCGCGACACGTACCGCGGCGAGCGCATCATCAAGGAGGCCGGCTTCAAGTACCTGCCGGCGACGTCGGGGCAGGTCGAGGACGGCGCGCACAACAACACCGCGACCGACGGGTGGAAGGCGTGGGACGCCTACCGCAAGCGCGCGGTGTTCCCCGAGGTCGTGAAGGAGGCCGTCGAGTCGATGCTCGGCGTCATGCACAACAAGCCGCCGGTGATCGAGCTCCCGGCGAAGCTCGAACCGCTCCTCGAGCGCGCCACCCTTCGGCACGAGTCGCTCGAGGCGCTCCTGCGCCGGATCAACGAAGAGCAGCTGACCATGGGCCGCGTCGGCCTGTTGCTCGACGTCCCCGAGTCGACCGGCGCCGCGCTCCCGTACGTGGCGCTCTACAAGGCCGAGCACATCATCAACTGGGACGAGGGCGAGCGCGACGGGACCGAGGTCGACGCGCTGAACCTGGTCGTCCTCGACGAGACCGAGGACGAGCGCACGGGCGGCTTCGACTGGGACACCGTCGAGAAGTACCGGGTCCTCGTGCTCGGCGACCCGATGGAGAACGTGGTCGCCGGCGACTACGGCGTCCAGGTCGTGCGCGAGAGCGAGGACTTCGACCCCGCGCAGCTGATCGTCCCCATGATCTCGGGCGTGAAGCTCGACCGGATCCCGTTCGTGATCGCGAACACGAAGGACGTCGTCGCCGAGCCCGACGACGGCCCGCTCCTCGGCCTGTCTAACCTGGCGCTCACGATCTACCGCGGCGAGGCCGACCACCGGCAGGCGCTCTTCATGCAAGGGCAGGACACGCTGGTCGTGATCGGCGGCGGCGAGCCCGAGGGCGGCTCCTGGCGCACCGGCGCCGGCGCGTCGATCGACATTCCGGCCACGCCCGGAGCGGACGCCAAGTTCATCGGTGTCGACTCGACCGGCCTGTCCGAAATGCGCGAGGCCAAGGGCGCCGACTACATGCGCGCCGAGTCGAAGGCCAACGCGCTGATCGAGGCCACGAGCCGGGCCGCGGAGTCGGGCGAGGCCCTGCGTGTCCGCGTGGCCGCGCGCACCGCCAGCCTGCAGCAGATTGCGCAGACCGGCGCGTTCGCGCTGCAGGAGCTCTTGCGGATCGCGGCCGTGTGGGTCGGCGCGAACCCCGAGGAGGTCGTGGTCACGCCCAACCTGGACTTCGTCGACGAGCGCCTCGCCGGCTCCGAAGCACGGGACATCATGGCGGCCAAGGGCCTCGGCGCCCCGCTGTCGCTCCAGTCGATCCACGAGGGCTTCCAGGAGCGCGGCCTGACCTCGCTCACGTGGGAAGAGGAGCTCGAGCGGCTCCAGCAGGAAGCCGAGCAGGGTCTCCCCGGTGCGACCATGCCCGGCACGGACGACGACGACGGCGCCACCGACAACGGCTCCCCCGAGGACGACCCCGACGACCCGCGGCCCGACACGGGCGAAGGGTCCGAAGGCGACGAGGGCGAGGACGACGAGGACTAGCGCCCGATGGCGCAGACCTACAACGAGGCCCTGCTGGACGCGATCGTCCGGCACCAGATCGGCTTGCTCCGATTCTCGGGCGGCCTGCGCAACCGCGTGTGGCGCCTCCTGGACGCCAGCGAGGCCGACATGCGGCGCGAGATCACGCGCCGCGGAGCTCGGGCCGGCCTGGACACGCCCGCCGGCCTGCGGTCGACCTCGGCGCTCCTGCGCGTCCTGCGCGAGACCCGGCTCCGCTCCTGGCGCGACGTCCGCGCGGCCTGGTTCGAGGAGCTCCGCGAGCTCGTGCGCGCCGAGCCGGGGTTCCTGGACGCGCTCGTGACCACGGCCGTCCCGGTCGAGCTCGGCACGGTCCTGCCGTCGGCCGAGCGCCTGCGCCGGATCGTCACGGGGCATGCCTTCCAGGGGCGCACCCTGCGCGGCTGGGCCGACAACGTCCAGCGGGCCGACCTCGACCGCATCGAACAGGCCATCAAGATCGGGCTCACTCAGGGCGAGGCGCCCCGCGCGCTGTCCCGCCGCATCGTCGGCACGGTCGGCCTGCGCGGCCGCGACGGCGTCACGCAGATCACCCGCCGCAACGCGGCCGCGATCACCCGGACCGCTGTGTCCGGCCTCACCGCCCAAGCGCGCGCCGCCTGGGCCGAGGCGAACAAGGACGTCGCCCCGCAGGAGGTCTTCACGGCCACGCTCGACAGCCGGACCACGCCGATCTGCCGGCGGTTCGACGGGGAGCTCTTCGACGTCGGCGAGGGCCCGGTCCTGCCGCTGCACTTCGGCGAGCGGTCGATCTACTCGCCGGTGATCGACGGCCAGGTCGTCGGCCAGCGTCCGGCGCGCAACTTCACCGAGCGGTCCCTCCTGCGCGAGTTCGCGGCCGAGCGCGGCTTCCGCGCGCCGACCAAGCGGGCGAAGCTCCCGCACGGCACCCGCGGCGACTTCGACGCCTTCGCTCGAGTCCGGATGCGCGAGCTCACCGGCCAGGTCCCGGCGCGCACGACCTACCAGGAGTTCCTCGGCCGGCAGACCGCCGCGATCCAAGACGACATCCTCGGGCCGAACCGCGGGCGGCTGTTCCGCCGCGGCGGCCTGACCCTCGACAAGTTCGTCGAGGAGAGCGGCCGCGAGCTCACGCTCGCCGAGCTCGCAGACCGCCACCGGGGAGCCTTCCTGACCGCTGGCCTTGACCCCGACGCCTTCAACTGACTAGAACCGCAACCGTCCGGCGACGAAATCCCAACCCCCACCAGAAGCCATGCCCGAAATCCGCACCTCCTACAACAGCCTCGACGACGTCCCCGAGAGCGTCGAGGACTTCCGCGACCTCTTCACCGAGAAGGACGGCAAGGTCGTCCTGACCGGGATCGCCGGCCTCAAGACGCAGGAGGACGTCGACCGGATCAACGAAGGGCTGCGGAAGGAGAAGAACGACCACAAGGCCACGAAGGCCAAGCTGTCGGCCTGGTCCGAGATCGGTGAGGACCCCGAGAAGGTCGCGGAGAGCCTCGCGCGGATCCCCGAGCTCGAAACGGCCGCGAAGGGCAAGCTCGACGACGCCGACATCGACAAGATCGCGAACGAGCGCGCCGAGCGGATCGCCAAGAGCCGGATCTCCCCGCTCGAGCGCGACGTCAAGGCGCTGACCACCGAGCGCGACGAGCTCCTCGAGCAGCGCGACACGCTGGCCGGCGAGAAGAAGCGCCGCACGATCCACGACCTCACGCGCAAGGCGCTCATGGACTCGAAGGCGCTCCCCGAGGCGCACGACGACGCGCTGTTCCAAGCGGAGCGCCTGTTCGAGATCCGCGAGGACGACGGCGCGGTCGTCACCCGCGACGGAGTCGGCGTGACGCCCGGCATCGACCCGGCGACCTGGCTCGCCGAGATCCAGGACAAGAAGCCGCATTGGTGGCCGGGCTCGGTCGGCGGCAACGCCAAGGGGTCGGGCGGCGGCGGCGGATTCTCGGGCAAGAACCCGTGGTCGGCCGACGGCTGGAACATGACCGAGCAGGGCCGGATCGTCCGCGAGAAGGGCAAGGACACCGCCGACAAGATGGCCAAGGCCGCCGGGACCACCGTGGGGGGGCCCAAGCCGGCCCCCCGGGCCGCCCAGGGCGGTTGATTTCGTGGCTTGACGACCCAACCGACTGTTTGGCAGCCTGCGGGAGTCGAGGGCGCATGGGCGTTCCTCGGCTCCCGCTCTAGCAGGAGGGGACCGCGGCGCGCATGGGCGCGATCAAGGTGGCCTGCTCTAGCCGTCGACGCCATGGGGCGCGATCGCTGGAACGCTTCCAAGATCAACCGCTACCCGTCGAGGTATCGACATGGCCACCGGCCCCCTCACGCAAGTCTCGGACGTCGTCGTTCCCGAGGTCTTCACCCCGTACGTCCAACAGCAGACCGAGCAGAAGAGCCGCCTCGTCCAGGCCGGTGTTCTCACGCGCAACGCCCTCATGGATCAACTCCTGGGCGGCGGCGGTCTCACCTTCAACGTCCCGTCGTTCCGCGACCTCGACGACGACACGGACAACGTGTCCGAGGACGCGGTCGCCGACTCGATCGCCTGGACGCAACTGTCCGGCTCGGCGGTCGGCGCCAACTACCCGACCCTGAACGACTCGGTGCCGTTCAAGGTCCAGACCGACACGGAGGTCGCGGTGCGCCTGAACCGCAACGCCTCCTGGTCGTCGGCCGACCTGGCCGCGTCGCTCGCCGGCGCGGACCCGCTCGACTCGATCGCCTCGAACGTCGCCGGCTACTGGACGCGCCGCCTGCAGGCCGCGTTCATCGCCACGGTGAACGGCGTGATCGCGGACAACACCGCGAACGACAGCGCCGACTACACGAACGACGTCTCGGGCGGTTCGTTCGTCGACGGCGTCACCAACTTCTCGGCCGAGGCCTACCTCGACGCGAAGGTCACGATGGGCGACAGCATGGAGGACCTCGCGGTCGTCATGGTGCACTCGGTCGTCTACAACCGGATGCAGAAGAACAACCTGATCGACTTCATCCCCGACGCCGAGGGCCGCGTGAACATCCCGACGTTCCTCGGGGCCGAGGTCGTGGTCGACGACGGGATGCCCGTGACGTCGAGCGTGTACGACACGTGGCTCTTCGGCCGCGGCGCGCTGCAGCTCGGTGTCGGCATGGCCAAGGTGCCGACCGAGGTCGAGCGCCAGGCGAGCGCCGGCAACGGCGGCGGCCAGGAGGTCCTGCACTCCCGCCAGGAGTGGGCGATCCACCCGGTCGGCCACGCCTACACCGGCACCGCGCCGAACGGCGGTCCCGGCAACGGCACGGGCTCGAACAACCTGGCCAACGCCGGCTCGTGGAACCGGGTCTACCCGGAGCGCAAGCAGATCAAGTTCGCTCGCCTCGTCACCCGCGAGGCCTGATCGAACAGCACGGCCGAGCTCGCGCACACCGCTCGAGCTCGGCCGCGCGCTGATCCCTTCCGCCACCTCAAGACACGGAGCACACGACATGACCAAGGGCCTCCCCCGATCGCTCGCGAACGGCGCCAAGACGCGCGCGCCGATTGTGAAGCAGACCATCAAGGTCGACGCGCTCGCGCTGACCGTCGACGGCGCCACGGGCGTCGGCTTCGGTTCCGCGGTCGCCGGCGACTTCCCCGAGGGCAACATCCTGCTGCTCGGCGCCGTCGCCTACCTCGCCTTCACCGGCCCGACCTCGGCGAGCCTCGCCGACGACTGGGAGGGCGACTACGGCGTCGGGACCACCCCCGCCGGCGACGCGACGCTCACGGGCGCCGACGTCGACCTGATCGCCTCGACCGCGCTCGCCGCGGCGACCGCCGAGGCCTCGCCGCGCACGCGCGGCACGGGCGCCACGCAGGCCATCCTGGACAACACGGACGGGAGCCTCGAGGTCAACGTGTCCCTCCTGGTCGACGACGCCGATATCTCGGCCGACGACCTGGCGTTCACCGCGACCGGCGAGATCTACCTGTCCTACGTCGTCCTCGGCGACGACTAGGCCACCGCGTCACGAGCCCGGCCGTCGCCTTCGGTGCGCGGCGGCCGGGCCCTTCTCCCTGCACCGAACGCGACGACCAACAGGAAGCCACCGATGGACCTTCGCCAAGCCCTCGACCAACTCGACCCCGCCAACGACGAGCATTGGACCGCCGACGGTCTCCCGCGCATGGACGCGCTCGTCGCGATCCTCGGGGACGCCACGATCACCCGCGCCGCCGTCACCGCGGCCGCGCCGGGACTCAACCGAACGACCGCGGCCGGGCAGGCCGACCTGGCCTTGGGCATGGAGACCGAGGCCGAGGTGGAGGCCGACGTCGCGCCCGAGCAGGACGCGGACGGCGCCGGCGACGCCGAGCCGCAGGCCGGCGCCGATCGCGAGCCCGAAGGGGCAGACGACGGGGAGCCCGTCGCCGTCCTGGACATGCCGCTCCCGGTCGTCCTCCAGGACCCCGCCCTGATCCGCGAGGCCCTCGTCGCCCTGGACGTCCGCAACCAGGAGAACGTGCGCGAGAAGAAGGCCCTCGAGCAGCGCATGGCCTCCGACGGGCGCTCGGTCTCGATCCTCGAGCGCGCCCTGGTCGGCCACGAGCGCAACCGCAAGAACGACCCGAAGGCCAAGCCGATCCGCGACTACCTCAAGGCGCAGACCGCGGCCCGCGCCGAGCGCGCGGAGCGCACCAAGGCCTTCCTGTCGGCCAACGTCGACCCGCGCGACGTCGCCAAGCAGCTGCGCGGCGCGTCCCCCCTGGACGCGGCCATGTCGGCCCGCAAGGCCGTCCCGGGCTCGACCCGCCCCGCCGTCCGCAAGCCCGCCTGATCCACGCACGCCATGGCCGAAGCCCTCACCCCGTTCGAGCGCGGCACCGACCTGAATCAGGCGGTCCGGTTCCACGCCCGCGACCGCCGCCGGTCGCTGGCGGGGATCGTCGACCTGTTCCGGACGGTGCGGCTCTTCGGGTCTTCGGTCATGGCGCTGACGCCGATCGACACGGACGCGCAGTTCCCCGACCGCGCGGCCCCGATCACGTTCCGGACGGCCGTCCGGATCACGGACAACGCCGGCACGCACGCCGGCCTGGTGTTCGAGCTCGGGAGCGCCACCCGCGGCGCGGCCCTGTGGATCGAGGACGACAAGATCGGCTTCCACGCCGGCGCGGCCGGGACCACGAACGGCGCCACGGCCGAGTTCGACAACGCGGCCGAGCTCCCCCCCGGACTGGAGCTCGAGCTCGTGGCGGCGATCCGGCCGGGGGATGGTCTCGTGCGCCTGTGGGGAAACGGCCTCGAGATCGCGCGCGGCGTCGCGTCGGGCGGCGACTTTTCCGGCGACTGGGCCGACACCGAAGACGGCTCCTTCGCCACCGCCCCCGTGACGGGAACCGTCACGGACGTCCCCGCCGGCTCGCGACAGGCGCCGGACGGCTTCGAGGTGATCGAGCCGCTGTCCGTCTACGTGGGCCAGGTCCCCCGGCATTTCGTCTGATGGTCATGGCGCCGCAAGCCCGAAAGCGCCCCGGACGGCGAGTCGGGCGGGCGCTCGCGATCCAAGCCAAGCGCCGGCGCGACGAGCGGCGTGGCTTCCCGGCCATGCAGCAGACTCACCGCGTCCCGATCGGCGGCACGGCGATCGCCGCGGCCGCGTTCGCCGATCCGCTCCAGCCGGTGACGTTCAAGGCCCGCGTGTCGCGGACCTCGGGCACCGCGGCCGGCGACCTGATCACCTTGGGCGGCGAGGGGTCGCTCGCCTTCCTGGCCGGCGACCTGATCCTGACCATGGGCGCGGAGACCTTCGCCGGCGTGTTCGTCGGCGCACCGCGCTCGAGCGCGGAGGTCGTCCTGTCGATCCTGCCGGGTAAGGGCCAGGTCCGCGTGTGGGTCGACAGCGACCTCGCGATCGCGGGCACGCTGGCCTCCTTCCCGGTCGCGTGGATCTCGACCGGCTCGGTCGCCTACTCCGCGCCCACCGGCGTCGAGCTCCTGTCGGACCTCGACGTCTTCGACTGCCAGTTCGTCCGGCACTTCTGCCAGGTCAACACCGGCGAAGCCGGCACGCCGATCGAGGAGGACGAGTCGATCCTCTGCCGCGCCGCGACCGCGACGCACCTCGCGACGTCGGCCTTCCCGTTCACCGACTGCCCTGTCCCCTGAGTTCCATGGTCTCCCAAGGTCAAAACACCGCCGGCTGCTGCACGCTCCAAGAGAGCTACGACGCCGACACGAGCTCGCCGCACATCGTCGTCGACGCGATCGAAGGCCTCGTGATCGACCAGAACGCGAGCCCGTCGCTCGAGGGCGTCTTGCGCGTCCGTGACTCGGACCTCGACACGCTCCTCCACGTGCGCGGCGACTACACCGACATCGGCAAGGACGCGCCGTTCCGCTTGTCGGGCAACGGCGAGTGCGTGCGCGTCGGGAGCTCGTCGGCCGGGTCGATCGTCGACTTCCTCTCCTCGGGTGTGGCGCGAACGTACGCGGCCGACCTGGCGCTCGCGCAGCTCGACACCCAGCTGGTCTTCACCGACGAGGCCTTCCGCGGGTTCTACCTCAACAGCACGATCCTGCACACGGACACGCCGACGACGCACGTGCACGCGTTCGTGCACTCGAACACGATCTCGAACGTCGCCGGCGACACGCCCAACTTCGGATCGATTCGGTCGTTCCTGGACGACTCCATCATGCGCGCCGACGGCTCGGGCGGCTCGGGCACGATCAACGCGAACAACGTGGTCTCGTTCGACTCGCAGCCGACGTTCGACACGAGCAACTCGGGCGACCTGGACGTCTCCGGGTTCACCAACTTCCGCGCCGGCGGCGGCGTCGGGACGGGCTCCGCGGTCACGACGCGCCGCGGCTTCCTCGCGCAAGACTGGGGCGGCGGCGGGACGCTGACCACGCAGATCGGCCTCGAGGTCGAGGACATGGCCGACGGCGGGACGGCCAACGTCGGAGTGCGGCTGAATCAGTCGCAGAGCCAACAGGCCGACCGATCCATCGAGTCGCTCGGCGCGGCGCTGTCGACGTTCGCCGGCTCGATCCAGATGGCGCTCGCGCAGACCTTCCGCTTCGGCGCGGACGGCGGGGAGCAGGTGCGCCTCTCATCCCCGTCGGTCGGCACGCTCCGGATGATCGCGAACGGCGGCACGAACAACGAAGGCCTCGACTGGGACTTCGACACGACCGCCAACTCGGTCAAGCTGTCGAGCTCGACGAGCGCCGGGCTCCAGGTCGACCTCAAGAACGTGGTCCTCGGCGAGACCTCGGCGACGTCGTCCAACAAGGAGTTCCTCCTGGTCGATCCGCCGGCGCGCACGCTGTCCGCGGCGACGAACGCCTACAACACGACGCTCGGGCAGAACGCCTCGCACACGGTCACGGCCGCGGTGC